AAACCGCTCACCATCTGCCACAGAATGTCAATCACCTCGTTTATGTGGATACATGCTTAGTGGTGGGCGGTTTTTAATTAGGAGAGGAGTATGAGTGAAATAACAGATGCTTTGAATGATATGGTAGAAGTTTGGTCAGACCATGCGGAGAAGATGGAGTTAGAAATGGATGAGACTTCCGAGGATGAGTTGATACACCATTACTTAAAGGGAAGTAGCAGGGGTATAAACTCTGTTGTGGCAGACATAGTGGGGTTGTTAATAAGTACAGGAAAATATAATATATCCAAAAAAGAGTTGCTTGCTAGGCTGCTATGAGTTGGAATTACGCAGCAATTAAGTGTACGCATGGTGAAGAGGTGTGGTATGAAGTGTGTGAGTGTTTCCCTGATATGCCTGATAGGATAGAGGCAGACGGTATACCGCATACTAATGGGTTGTCCGTGAGGGGAGAATCAACTGAAGAATTAGTTGAGATGTTGAGGGCTGCTGCTGATGATATAGAGAAGTATGGGGTGGTAAATGTATAATGGATTTGGACTTGTGCCTTTAAAGAGAGAGGGCGAGGCAGCACATCCTGATGCTTACGGTATTGGGTTTGGAAACGGAGATAAGTTTGAATCAGATGAATACTTTCTGAGACAACTAAAGGCTTATGCTAAATGGAGGGGCGTTGATGCGACTAAGCGTGAACACTGTTCAAGACCAGAACTGTTGGAGTTATTATGATTTCTAGACGAGGATTCTTAACAGCAGCATTAGCAGCGGGTGTATCTGCTCCCTATATAAAGACTGAGAACTTGATGGGGTTGTGGGTTCCAAAGGATACAGGTTTCGGTGTTGTAGATACTTGGCTATCAGAGGACGCTTTAGAGAATTTCCTGATAGATATGGACAGGCGGGTTGATTCTCAGGGGTTTAAGATAATGGTTCGACCAAATGTTCTTATGATTCCACCTGAAATAATGAAGTCTCACAAGAAAGAGATAGATTTGTTAATTAAAATGGGAGAGATGGAGTATGGATAGGCGGGGTTTTCTGGCAGGCTGTCTCGCAGCTTCAACTGCTCCTGCATTTGTTAAGGCTGATAGTTTGATGGGGTTGTGGGTTCCGAGGCGTGGCTTTGAAACGATGCCAGCGGTGCGCTTACCTAATGTGGTGTACGGTTTTGGGGAGGTCTGGGCGCAGGAATATATCTGTGATGATTTGTACGATCAGATATGTTGTGAGAGAAGCAAGGTGCTTGCTAGGTCAATGCGGAAAACTATGGATGATATGACTAAGCAGGATTTCTATCCTTCTTGAGCGTCTTATAACACCCAAAACCACCATGATGTATAGGTGGGAAGTCTTTAGATACAGTCTGTGCTTTAATCATCTCAATAGCTATAGGAACACCAATTACCTTACACTCTTCTTCAGTTCGGTATTCAACTTGGTTAAACGACATAGCCCCTATGTGGCCTGTTTGTAGAATGATAAATGCTCCTACTATCCAAGTGTCAAACATAACATTCTCCTTAATTAAAACGGTGACTAGGTAAATTAGTGCCTACACCGCACCAAGCTAACCGGAGTTAACTGAGGAGGGATTATGATGCGGGTAGGACTTAGCCGTTCAGGTCAGCACATTGCTGCTCTGTTAAATCGTCTATCACTGTATCGCCTAGCGTGGCGTAACGTACAATCTCTTTGACGTTAGAGTGCAGAAAGCATCCGTAGCGTCTTAATTCCTTGCCTAACTCTAAAGCATCCTCAACCGTTAATGGTTCAGTAGCTATGTCGGGCATCTCAGGGAATACAAGCAAACCTCTTGGTATCACCGCTGCATCAGTCTGGGTAACAACCGTAGGCTGTGTTGTGCAATTAGGGAGCCAAACGAGGATCAAGCATAAAAGCAAGAGTTTCTTCAAGTTTTGCATTGTCATTCCGTAGTTGTTCTTTGATTAACTCATCATTCTCTTTCTGGTCACGCGCCAATATCAACTCAGCTTGTCTTGCTTCCAGCGCATCACTAAGTATCTGCTCACGTTTAAGAGCCTCACCCTTGAGTTTCGCCTCTCGGATTAAAGCCTGTTCAGCAGCCTCAATCTTCTCAACTATTGCTTGTTCAGCAGCAGCCTTGTTAGCGCGTGATTCCTGATAAGTATCGAGGGCTGTATTAGCAAACCAGCCTATCGAGGCAAGCATGACAAAGCGTATAACCCACCAGATCATTATGGATCAGAGGGAGTGGTGATTACCACGGGGTTAACGATGAACGGTTCGATAACTACTGGTTCACCTGGAACCTCCACAAGGATAGGCTCTGGCTGTTCAACGACTAATGGTGCGGGTTGTGTAACTACCGTAGCGTCACGATTCTCTACAGCGGCCTTACCGATAATAGCGGCAGCAGCGGCACCGCCGATAACAGGCAATACACCCGTTAGTGTGCCTACTTGTTGTGTGCGTTGCACGTTAGCTGATATAACAACATCATTAGAGTTAGTGCTTGGGGCGCAAGGGTCAGAGATTTGTAATGCTCTGATAGCCGCTAATGCCACTTGTGCTGTAGCGTCTTGTACTGCACCTAAGCGAACACCTTCAGCAGCCATGCAGTTGCGTCTGGTTAGTTCAATCTCTCTGTCAGAGGCCACTGATGCACTCTCTACACGTGTTTCAGACATAACGCGACCACTAGAGTCAAGTTGTTGAGTAATCTTTGTGGGTTCTTGTTTAGGCACAATGACACATGCCTGCAAAAGTGCTATTGATAGTGTTATTAAGTATTTCATAGGTTTCCCTCGGTTTATAAAGTTGATATGGGCGTTTCTAAGCGGCGATAATCTTACCCCTTACCATTGGGTTGCTAAATGATTTAAACGCCGTAGGAACGCTTCAGCTTCCTTCTAGCGGCATCTACGACCACCATAGAAGAGGTATTTTGTTTGTCTTATTGATATTCTTTTGGGGTATGAGGTGTTTTCCTCACATGCCCATTCTGCTCTACCAGTATTTAAGCACTGGTCTATTAAGTCTTTCGAACTGTTTGATTTAGCTAACTTAGCTTCTCGGTTAATCCAGCCCAAGCCTCCATTGTAAGCTCGTTCTGCGTTCTGTCGCGTGTCGCAGTAGCAGTCCGTTGTCGGCACTTGCAGTTCAAGCCACTCTGCGTAGATAACTCCGCACTTGAGTGACCAGTCTGCGTTAAGCGGTCTGTATGGGCCGAGGTGTCTGCAATGGGTTCTTGAGAGCCATTCTCCGGTTGAATCCGTAAATTGTCGTAACCCTGTTGCATAGGGCGACTTGGCAAACGGGTTCCAGCTTGACTCTTGTTCCGTAAGCGCCATCTCACGCGAGGGGTTAGCTGATATGTCTTGTAAGGTTTGTAGCCACTCATCTTTAGGTTGTGCTCCCTCGGCAGCAACCCCTAAGAGAAGGAGCAGCCAACAATAATTGCGATACATACTAAATGTACAAAGCCTTGAATGACTTGATCGTCTTGCGATAGTTCGTGAGTACGTTTCTTGTTTAGTCTACGTCCTCCCCAATAGAGTATATAGATACCCGCTAGTGATTGAGCAACATCAACCAGTAGTGAGAATAACCATCCAGAGGTGTCAAAACCACCTGTCATACCTACCATAACGAATAGGAACACAGCAAGCACAAGGAAGTCACTGAGTCTGCGTATAGGTAAGTTAGTGAACCGTTGTTTGAGTTCTTTCCAAGTTAGTTTCAATCGTCTAAAGAATTTATTTATTTGTGCTTTCACTTGATAACCCCCCTCTTTGAATATAAGTAGTATCCCAATCAATGATATGGTTGATAAGAACACCAGAAGCAAGCAGTAGCGCAATAATAATGATGCCTGCGGCATTACTTGTGTAGGCTGCGTATCTCATTGATAATCTTGTCCTCAGTTCGTTGCATATCTCGCTTTAACTCTACACGGTTAGCTTCAATTTTGCCTGTAATAACCTCGACCTTAGCGACTAGCTTTGCTCTTTCTAGTGCGTTTCTCTCGGATGATAGTGATACATACTTCTCGGTATACTGCGCACTTCTTGTTACCGCCTCATCTTCAAAATTCTTTATGTAGGTGTCTAAAGTCCACATGCCTACACCAACAACCCCTATCACCATAGCCTTGCCGAAACCAGTGGCTACGCCATCCTTGACTGCTTCCATAAAAGTTGATTCCATGCTTAATCCCTATTGGTTAGTGTTTGTCTGTGGTTCATTTTGATTGTCTCGACCAACCTCATCAATCAGCCCCCTTGATATTGCATAGTTCAAAAACTTCTTGGTGTTGACTTCAGTTGGTTTAGTCATAATCATTTGAGCTAACATTGGGTCATACAAGGCAGCATGAACAATATCATCAACCTTGTTTACTAGATTATTTGATATTTTTTCAGCCATAGACATTGTTGTCCTCTTTCCTATACCAAACGCAAGTAAAGCGTGAACACCGCCGCTCATTTTGGTACCCAAAAACCCGCCAATAGTACCAAATACTTGTAGTATCTGCTTGTTTTGTGTGGTGTCAGAGCCACCCCCAGCAGCAAGACCTTTTGCTATGTTTGCATTTAATGTCGCCCCCCTAGACACCTCCTTTAGAACATTAAGACCTTTATCTCCATATAGTAATTTAATTGTAGCTTTGTTTTTGTTGATAAAGCCCCTAAGTTTTTTTGCATTAACTATGGCTTCTCCAGACGCATCCAACATTTGCCTACTGTCTGGAGCAACCCTAGCTTTCATGGATTGATAAAACGATGCTTTAAGGCCATCCATAGCTCTTCCTGAAGCATCTTTTTTTGCCAAAGACACAAGAACCTTCATATCTTTTATTGGTGTTGATGAGTTAAGTACAGCGTTCATTTGCGCGGCTGGTTCACCGTTGGTGTACCGAGAGGCTATACTAATGTTTTCTAGGTACTTGATTCTCCTTCCTGCTGACACGCCAATTTGGTCGGCTAGTGCTTGGGCTTGTCTAGCGTTAGAGATTGACCCTTTTAATAAAGGGAAATCATCTAATACTGGATTGTTTTTTATGAATGTAGCCGCACCGTTAGCATTAATTTGTCCTGTATCCATGTTCACATGATTAGCAACAAACTTTTTGGACAAGAAATCTTCTATAGACTTTCTAGCTGCATCTGGTTTGCCAGATTTCTCTGCCGCCGCAATCAACGCCCTGGCACCAATCTTTCCTTGTGTACCAGAAGGAATAAGCCTTTCCATTGTCATCTCTGGTGCAACCCTTATGTCGCCCTCAGAGGTGTATCCCCGAACCCTGCCGACAGGGCCGCTAGTAAAGGTTTTGTGCAAATCTCTAGTATAGTCACTAGCATCTTTAGCCGCTTTTAAAGAACTGCTTCCGCCACCGATAGGCTTTATGTCATCCATAAGGCTGTTTGCAGCTTCCTTGGTAATCCTAGCCCTATTCCAGTTCCCATTAGCACTCTCTTTGCGGGAGGCTGACAGTAATCTGCTTCTTAGGCTCAAAATGTCATCTATATTCTCGTTCGGAGATAAAAACTTCTCGGACGTTTTAGACTTCTTAACGGTCAACCCATATTCATCAATCACATGGGGCGGGGTTTTCCTTCCAGCCATCCTATATATTAATGGGTGAACATCTTGAGCGTCATCAAATTTAGCTAGAGAGTCAATTATCCCATTAGCTTTTTTCTTAACATCCCCTGTATAGAAAGACTCCGCTGGAATAGACTTCCACATCCTTTTCTCTTCGCCCTTAGCGACAGTCCAAGCTGCGTCCAAGTCTTGTCTAGCAGAAATCTGTATAGAATCCATATCTGCATCTGGCCCAACCCTTGCCGCTTTGATGGCTCGGTCTGTAGCTCTCTTTATGTTTGCGTTCTTTGAGTCTATGGCTTTTTGAACTGATTTACTAATATATGTTTGAGCAAACCCTGGTTCATCAGCAGCATTAAGTTTAGCTAACCCTTGATGCAGAGATTGATTTTGCTCCAATGCTCGGTCTTGGCTGTACGCTACAGCGGCGCTGCCACTCCTATCCATCGCTCTGCGTTCTGCTATCAAGCCAGGGTCATCAAACACCTCGCCAGTAGCAGCCTTACCGTAAGCCGGAACATCAACATCATCTGGCGGCCTTGTGTTTGATGATGCGTTATTCAGTCTCTTGGCGGCACTTCTTATTTTAGAGTCACCAGACATAGGTATGAAGTCATCAGCCTTGGAGACAGCGTACTGACCAGCTTTAATTGCTCCACCAACAGCAACTGGTGCTGCCATTCTACCTATCTGCTCACCAACTTGCCTGCCTTTATCTCCACCTATAATCTCTCCGGCTATCCCGCCTACTTCCCCACCGCCGACCGAAACAGCAGCACCCACAGTGTCAAATATGAGTGATTGTATTGGGTTCGTGATATAGTATTCAGCCATAGGTGATATATACTTACCAAGATCAACTCCAGCCTTACTTTTTATCATCTGGTCGCCAACTTGAAATGCAGCCTTGCCCTTCTGTGCAGCAGACAATGTTGCCCCACCTGTAACGCCAGCACCAATTTCTGTTGCAACCTTTCCAGCAAAAGAGTCTCCAGCATCTGTGCTGATACCTATAGAGTCAAACAATTCACTTACATGCTCTGTTCCCAAGAAAGGTCTAGCAGACCCCATTCCAACCTTACTTAACCCCCAGTTTACTGCGTCAACCAGACCAGAAACAGGATTTAATGTCATTCCCTTATTAAAACCACCAGCAACATCTTGGATTACAGATGTTTCTTTTGGTTGTTCGGATTGAGCTTTAGCCGCCACCTCCCAAGGAGCGGATTGGCTGGTTCCCGATGTTGTTTGTTTTTCTTTAGCAGTTTCCCAAGGAGTAGTCATGTTATTTTTCAACCTTTCTGTATGACTCTGGTAATGTTGGGTCGCCACCAGTATACTCCCAATCTATCCCTGTTTCTGAGTCGTTGGTTATTGATCCGACTGATGGCCCCTCAAAACCTGTAGTAAATAAAGATGTGTCCATCTCGTACCCAGCTTTTGCTTCAAACCCAGCATACCTACTTGATTGGGCGTTATATGCAGGCAAGTTGACTTCACTATACACCTTGTACCCATCCATTAGAACATCACCTATTAATTGAGCAACCCTTTGTTTGTTCTGCCATATATCAACATCCCCACCTATGGCATTAAGGACTCTCAATGCGTCATATTCAGTCATAACGCCAGGGCCGACAACTTCAGTCCTAAACGCACCAAGAATACCCTGAACTTGGCCTGATGCAACCATTGAGTTCCACTGAGCCTTATCTGTTATAGCGCCGCCAAACAAGGTTGTCATAGAACTCTTAAAGTCATCTACCCAACCTTCAATACCTTGCTCCCTACCTTTGACAGACTTCATGTATCTTTCTAGTTTTTGGAATCTAATCTCATCTAGAGTTACTTTAGTTGCAGTTTCGTAAAACTTGTCTGCCCGTTGATTCACGTTAGCCATTGCAGAGTTTGTTGTTGATTTCTCCCCTTCCTGCATAGGTCGTATCTCTTCGCTTCCAGGCTCCATAACAAACATTTGGCCTGCTTTTGTTGTAAAAATTCCTCCAATGAAATTACCTTCAGAATCTTCTGCTGGGCCTCTGTAATCCATTGTTCCATATTCTGAGTTGCTAAACCTTTCAGACTCATCTAAAGGCTTTTGGTAGGCATCGCCAACTGGCTCACCGAACTTGTTCATGCCTTGCTGAAAAACTTGACCGTCTTTGTAAGTTTCAACATAGGTTGAAACCTCATCTCTAATGCGATCATCTTGTTCTGTGTTTTGCTCATCAAGAGTTCCAATCTGGTCAAATTCACTAGGTTTTCCACCATGAGCTATCCATTTTGGCTTGTTTCTCTCAGACATTGCCTCTATTCTCCCTCGCTCATTTTCTGTCTGCTGTCTATAGGTATCAGATTTCATTTTGAACTCTGCCTTTTTCATAGACAATAGTTCGGCAGCATTGCGGTTGTCAGTGCGTTGCTGTACCTGTTGCTGTCCTTGCTGTATACCTTGAAGCATAGCTGAACCTGGGCGTACACCCATTCCATCAGCCATTCTGCCTATTAAGGCTTCTGATAGTTTAAAACCAGCCATTATTTTCCATACCTATAGTCGTATATTCCACCCTTCTTAGGGATGTTATAAAGATTGGAATCTGGGTCGGTGTTCCAAGGGTTCTTAGGCAAACCGAATCCCGATTGACTTATTGTTCCCGCTGATTCTGTTCCAGCAGTAGTCTTGCCAGTGTTAGTTAGTATGTCAGCCAAGTCTATTCCAGCAGCAGTTCCAGCAGCTATCCTTGAGGATGCTATATCACCTGAAATTGTTCCTTGACCTAATCTAGCAGCTAACTCAGCGTTAGCTTGCGAGGTTCGTGCGTTAGCAGTTGTTTCGGCTTGTGCTTGTCCACTGTTGTATTGGAATGTAGCAGGATTAAATGCTTGTGTTATTCCGGCTAGAGAGCCGTGAGCAGACATAATATCGTTTGCGTTAGCGTCACCAGTTTGGAAAGCAAGGTTAGCTATACTGTTTGAAGCGTTAGCACCAAGACCTATTGCCTGTTGCTCTACCCCAGCTTGATTTAAGTAACCGTCACTGATTGATCTTCCAGCATCAATACCTTGTAGTGCAGCGTTACGCTCACCACCTAAGAACCCGTAAGCCAGTTCAGACATACGGTCAACCATGCCTTCTTGAGCATTGCCACTTAACAGACCTTTTCCAGAGTAGAAGTTGCCCCACTCTTGTACTGTTCGGTCTTTAATAGACTTGTATACTTCAGTGTCGTAGATAGCGTCAGGATTGAACACTAACTCTTTGTAATGATTAAGAAACTGTCGTGATTGACCTAAAGCCTCTTCAGAGGACTTCATACTTTTACTGTACTGACCCTGCCTTGCCTTGCCAAAGTCTACAACCCAATTAAGGTTATCCTTGGCTATATCAAAAAACTTAGTTCGTTCCTCAATGGACATACCGAGTCCAGCCATAATCTCATCAGAGGCTTCAGATTCACCAGCGGCTAGGGAGTCTAATACTGTGGCTAAAGTATCCTCAGTAAGTCCGTTGTACTCATTCAAACCCTGTTCTATACGACTAATGGCCTGCTGTGCGCCAGCGTCTATTCTAGCTTGTGCATCCCTACCAGCGCTTCCCGCTGCTGCGTCACTTGCAAGACCTGAAGCACCGCTTAATGCTAATGCTGGGTTTGCTGTGGCCACACCAGCTGCAATCTTACCGCCATTAATTATGTCGCTTAACGATATTCCCATTATATTAAAATCTCTTTATTAGTCATAATTATTCGATACAAATTGAGTGAATTGCTCTAGGTAGGACATTAAGGATGCCCACTCTTGAGGGGTTATTCGGATATACCCGTCCTCATCAACCGTTGCTCCTATGCGTGGTGGTGGTTCAAATACTGCGCCTGTCATTCTAGGTATGCTCCCATAATCCTGCGGGGTACGGGGTCAGAAATCATTATCTCAAACACTCGGTCATAACTAGACCCAAGCTGATGAAACTTAACCCTTTCCTCGTAATCACCTTGAACACCAATAGAGGTTTCTCTCTGGTTGTTGAATGATCTGCCACCATTATCTGAAATCTTTAGAGTCATCTTAGGGTCAGAGCCTTGGCCTGAGTTAAGACCGTTACCGACCTCAAGGTCAAACTCAAGGCTTTCAAAGAATATGCGTTCACGGCTGTCGTGTATAACAGGGCATCTTCGTATAGAACGTATCTCGTCAGTGTTCTGGAAGGTGTAAACGTCAGAGTCTAATGCCCACAAGTCACCGTTCTCATCTCCTATCAGGTTCTTACCGTCAAAGAAAAAGTGAGTCATGGCGTGGTATTTCTCGAAGTCATTGATTCCAGTAACAAAGTTTCCAATCTCAAACCATATGCGCGATTCAGCTTCATAAGCAAAGGTTCTACCTCTACCAGTATCAGCTTGAGGGAAGGTAAGCACGTAAAACTCGTGACCACCAAAATGTATTGCTAGGGCGTATGCGTCTGTGTAATCAATAGAGTACCAGTATCGTTCTAACCCTCGCGTTGATATGCGTTCAATTGTGTATCCGTTCAGTCTACCGACAAACACACCACCGTTCTCATCAATAAATAATCCGTGTGTAGTGTTGTCAACGACCTTAATAGCGTCTTTAGAGGCTATACCATAGATTAATCGGCCTTGTCGTAAAGGCTCCATAGGCATTGGGGTAGCACCTGAGTTGTAGTAGACTTGCATGGTATTAGCACCACCGAGCCATAACTCTCTATCCTGCCACACCTTTAGGACGTTATCAGACTTGTATTCAGCGGTAGCTGTCTTGGTTACATCCCATGTGGTAGCGTCTAGGACGTTAGAACCGTATATCTGACCAGTTCCAGGCCTATTGACCCAAAAAGCGTTATCAAGATAAGCAATGCTGTCTGACTTTAGCTGTACGAATACAGCGTCTAGTATCTGAGTAAATGTACTCCCGTCCCATATAAAGCCATCAACGCCATCAACTATTACTAACTCTAGGCCACTTTCAGCCATTCCAACAAATCCAGAAGCAGTTGTGAGACTTCCTATGGTGCTAACAATACAACCTTTGTCAACTTTATAAACACTTGAACCGCTAACGATTACAGAGTGATCTTTGAATATCTTAGAGCCTCTAACGGGACCTTGACCTAGAGAGGCGTATTTAGTATCGCCAGGCCATCCAATCAGAGCAGCACCCGTCTTATACTGACCTACTTCTGGGTATAGATTAACGGTGCGTTGTGGTGATAGAAATATATCATCACCTACAGTACCGCCAGAGAACGGGAACTCTATCATCTTGCGTTAATAGTCAATTTGTTTATATGTTCTGCCAAGGATTTTAGAATGTCGCCAGTGGGGTCGTTCCATCGAGTAGATGGGTCATCAAGTAATGCCTTTGTGTCTGCATATGCTTGCTGCTCATCTTGCAGTTTTTTCTCCCTTTTAACCTTCTTACCTTCGTTTGCTTCTACAATATCTTGGTCTACTGACCAAATCTCCGATACGAAATTCCACAAATACGGCTTTCTTGATTGGTTGTAATCATCTGGTACGGGTTCTTTTATTTGAGTTGTGTTGGGAATGGGTTTTGGGTTCTTACCCCAAGCAGCTATTCTACCAGTGTCATTATAAACTCTTGCAGTTCTCATATTATATTCCTTCCCAAATCTCTATAACCCTTACCAAAGAAAGTTAGATTATGTCCAGCCCCTCCATCAAAGCTAGCCACGTATCTCATTTGACTACTAGCGTCAACCCTCTCATAAGCAAAACCCGCCTGCTCGTCAAGATTTGTTCCTTCAACACCCATGAAGTAGTAATACTCACCCGCGCCAGCCGCAGTTTGCATAGTACCGACAAAGAATGATGTTCCAGCAGTTGAGGTGTTTACTTGGCAAGAAAAAATATAAAGCCCTAGTGCTGGGCATAAAAATGTTCCGGTTTCTTCTGCGTCGGTGGTCAGCGTAGAATCTACCAAGTCAGCTATTCGTTGAGTTAGATAAACCCCATCCAAACCATCGTGTATAGCACCTAGAAGGTTTTGAGAAGCGTCTGTGGGCCACGATAGGATTCTTCTCTTCTTATCATAACCAGTAGGCGTTGCTGGGGAAGTCGCGGAGTTAGAGTAAAGAACATCTACCGCGCCAGTTGTGGATGACCCTATCAACCAGATATATATAATACCTGATGTTGGTATTGAAAAACCAGTTTCAGCACCACCAGCATCATCACCAGCAGCCCACGCCGCATCAATCTGTTTGGTAATCTCAGTTTCTAAGACTAGATCATACGCACCATCGGTAGCAGTTGCGCTACCAGCCGTAATGTTTAAATCGTGAGATGTGTCAGTATCTAAACTAACCAGCAAACCTTGTGGAGCCACAGATGAATTGGATGATGAACTTGTCTCAGAATAAAAAGTTACACCGTCAAAACATACCGTTCCTGTGGTGCTGTTATCTGATACTGTTAGCTTTAGAGCAGCATATCTAGCAGTTGTTTCGTGATCGCCTACCAGTAGGCTTGCAAATGAATCCTCATCCCAAGAGGTTGAGTTTGAGCTTGAAGTAAATAATTGCTGGGTAGACAGCAAAGACTGTGTGTTATCATACAGAGAAACTGAGGCTGTAACCGTTAAAGCGGCGGAAGATGTGTTTACAAGCATGGAGCCTTTTAAGGTTTGTAAGTTTGAAACCTCAAATAAAGAACTTAGGGCTGTAGCTGTTCCCGCCCCTGTTACCGTGAATAATAGGCAAGCAGCACCGTGACCTGGACTTGAAGTGCTACGAGCAACCGTAATGTTATCGTGTGGCGTTAATGTCCAGTTATCAGGTGTTCCGTCAGAGTCGGTATCTGTCTCAAACGATGAGTTCAATACCAAGTTTGACAGGTCTGTGGCTACTGCTGAGTTATTATCCCCGTAGTTAGAGACAGAAACCAGTGTGGAGCCTGCTGAGTCCTTTACAAGTATGTCGTACAGTCCATCAGTAAAGATAGGTGCTGTAGGGCGTCCAGCGGAGTCTAGCGTGTGTGGATTAGTGTGTGTAGAGCCACCAGTGTCCGTAGAGGTGTATATTGTCTTAGGCGTGGTGGTTCCAGGTTCATAGAACGTGAGTGTTCCACTAGCGTTTATAGACCCATCGTTCTTAAAGAACTGTTGGTCTGGGTTTCCTACTAATCTTGCAGCCATCTTTCGTCCGGATGTAAGTCCATATCAGCACGTTCTTCGTCAAAGCCTATTACTGCATACTTAGCTTGTTCGGAGTCTTGCTTCAGGATAATGGTTTTAGGGTCTTTAGATCGGTATGACCGCGCTAGGCGGTATGCTAATCCAAGGTGAATTGCTTCTAGCCACTCGCTAGGGAAGGATAGGGTGTCGGTAGCAGCGTCCATATCATCGAATGGAAACTGCAAACTCATCACAACTTGTCCTACAACACTGTTAGGTTCACCGTAAAGGTTTAACTCAGTGTTAGTAAGCTGTTTGTCAAAGTAGAATTGAGAGGGTTGTGATTCTGTTGTTTTGGTGGATAGGCGCATGTAGTCAGATTTT